TTCCACTTTTCATCTCGGCCAGGTACCTCTGACCAATGTACTTCGATAGGCACATAATCATTTTGTTTATTGATTGCGTCTATCCACAACTTGTAGTACATATTCATACCGTGTGGTGTAGATACAATTATCATTTTTGTTTTTTTACCAGAGGAGATTGTAGGATAAACTGAACTAAAAAACATTTCAGCTATGTTAGCAGGTACGAAAGCAAACTCGTCTAAGAATATAATATTAAATGAACCACCTCGAATAGCACTTGATGATGTGGCAGCTGCAACAATGGTTGATTTATTTTCTAATTCAATATTACCTTTGTTCCAGTTTATAACACCTTGTTGTAACCACTTTGGTAAATTCTCATATGCAAGTTGCAATCTACCTAATATATCTCTAGCAGTTGATGATTTGTTTGCAAGTATGGCAATGTTAGAGTTTGGATTGAACAATGCATAATGTAATAGATATGAAATAGTTGTAGTTGATTTACCTGATTGTCTTGGTAGTTTACATATTGTAAATCTATTATCATGTATTGTTCTTACAATATGTTTCTGAAAGTCCCACATTTTAAAAGGTACAAGACCTTCGTCAAGTGATACAACCTGTACATATTTTTCCATAAAATATAGAGGATCTTTTTCACACTTTTTATATTCTAATAAATTTTCTTTTGTAAATTCTATAGGTGTATTTACTTTTTTTAGATTTGGATTACCTAAGTATGCGTCTGACATTATAATATACCTCTTAGTTTATCGCCATCATTAAAAGAATACCAACCTGTAATAATATATTTTTCTGTATCTGTAATTTGACCTTTATGAGGATGTGTAAAGAAAGCAGGCCATATTAAAGTTAATCCTTTTTTAGCAGGTGTGGTTAATTGTTGATGTGTAAAAACTGTGCCACCTTTTGGCACATCATTTAAGTAAGTCATAAATGCTAAACATCTCCTTGATAACGGCCAACTACCACAATGTTCAAAATGTTCTTCAAAAAATCCTTCATTTGGTTTATAATGTTGAATATTAAAAGGTTCATTTAAATCAAAGGCTTCTAATGTATTAACCATAGGATATTTTTCTAAATAATTTTCTAAACTTTTCTGTAAATAAATAAAATAATTTTTAATAGTAGGATGATTTGATTTCTCTAAATTTATCGTCAAGTCTGTTGACATCTTACCCTTGCTTTCAGGATTAAAAGTTTTACCTGGTTTTTTATCTTTACTATCAGAGGTTTTATATAGATCAATTAAATCATCGCATACATGATTAGGTATATGCCATGCACCTATTAAAGATGAGTACGGTAGTTCATGTTCAATCATTTGTTATAATACCTTCTATATGTGTGTAACCTAATTGTAATGCAGCTGTAATTCTACGACTGCCTCTTAGTACTGAATAGTCTTTTTCGATATACTTAACACCATTTGCACCCATTCTAGGCACTTCACTTTTTTGATGTTTTATTATTTCTATAGGATCAATCATCTCTTCACCATCTAATATCTCTTTTAATGCTAAACCATGTTTAACATAATATAAATCTGTAATATTAAATATCTTCTTTTTTGGGTGTAATGTCTTTGCTTTCAATAACTTCATCTTTTTTCAACATCTTTTGTAAGTCAGCTGTAGAACCAACAAACAATGCATTTTTAATATTTGCATTGGCAGATTTAGGTAATTCTTTTAAATCTTTTAATTTTTTATTTAAGTCTTGTAGTTTATCTACCGTATCTGCAACATTCTTAATACCTGCTAATGCAACTTCATAAGCTCTAGGATGTTCACCCTCTTTTGCAACACTTAAAATACCTTCTATTGCCTCCTGTCCCTTTTCAATAAGATCATAATAATATTCTCTACTATTCTTGTGGTCATTATCCACATCTTCTTTATCTTTTTCTTCGGTTCTCACCACAGGTGCTTCAAACTTCTTAGGAGTTTTAGCAGGTTCTAAACCTAAAATTTCATTTACTTTATCTTCTATAGCCATATTACTATTTAGGTATCAATTTGATTGTATTTTAACCACTCGACACCATCATCGCCTTCCCTAATTTTTGATATTAATTCTTTATGGTCAAAGTCCTCAGCTTCTTGTCTTTCAACCATAATATCTACTATATTATTATAAGCGTTTTTTCTTAAACTTTCTGGTAAAGTCATGTATTCTTTTTTAATATTCTCTACATTTAAAAGATTTCTACCGTGTAATGCTACAATAAAATTACTTTCATTAAACAAAAGATATTTACTATCAAAGTGTTCAAATATAGGTAACTTGTTTTTCCATATATCTAATTTAAATTGTAATGTATCTGGCATTTTAAATTCTTGTTTCCAAAAATCAGTATCATTTTTATCTACTAGATAACATAAACAAATAAACTCTAATATGTTTTGATTTATAGTATTTACTTTATCATTATAAACCTTTATTGTATTTTCATTATAATTTATTAAATGGTGATTTAGTAAAAAACCTTGTTGAATACTAGTTGCAATGGCAGAAGCTTCTAATGGTTCTATAAAACTAGCACTTAATCCTACAGCGACACAATTTTTTATCCATACTTTATCTAATCTACCAGATTCAAACTTTATATTTTTAAATATATTAATCTTCTTACCAAATTTTTTTTCGACTTCTTCTTGTGCTTTGTCAGCATTTATAAAGTTATTATTAAATGTATAACCATTTCCCCAACGACCCCATACAGGTATACTCCAAGTCCAACCAGCATCCATAGCTCTTATGTGTGTATATAAAGGATACTTTTCTGTATCTTCGGTTGGAAAAGCAATAGCTTCATTCATTAAAATATAATCAGAATAACTTTGCCATTTTGCACCTAACTTAGATATTAATAGTTTTTTAAATCCTGTAGAGTCAATAAAGAAGTCTGATTCATATTCTATTTTACCTGTTAAAGACTTTATAGAACCATCTTCATTCATATTGACATCTTTTATTTCGTCTGTAATTAGTTTGATATTAAATCTATCACACAATTTTAAGAGATATTTGTTTAATTCAGCTGCGTTAAAATTCATCTGATAAGGTACAAAAGAATGATTTAAATTGTCTGACCAAAAATTCTTATGAATATAATCTTTATTTGTTCTATTATCATTGATTAATGTACCGTAACCTAATCTATATTGACCATGTACCATATCCATTATTTGACCATCAACGTTATGCATAAAGTCATTTTTCATCCAACCCTCATACTTAACACCAACTTTAAATACAGCGCCTGTTTCTTTTATGACTTCAAATCTGTCAATGCCCATATAATTAGCAAACATATTCCAATGTTCAGTAGATCCTTCTCCTACACCAATGACACCTATTTTATCTGACTTAATAACTTGAATATCAATAGTATCTGTAAATCTTTTTTTAAGCATAAGACCTGTAATAAGTCCTGATGTACCACCACCTACAATTGTTAACTTCATTTTATTAATGCCTTTCCTAATTCTGGAAAATACAACACATCTATTTTACTATTATTAAAAGTATCTATAGCTTCTTGTTGCGTTTCTATTAGAGGATCACCTGCTAAATTAAAACTTGTATTTAATAAGACAGGACAATCTGTTATGTCATCAAACTCTTTTAATATATCATACAAGTGTGGTATATCTTCATTTACAGTTTGTATTCTGCATGAATTGTCCACATGAGTTACACCCGGTATCTTATTACTTATACATGAAAAAGATATTGTCATAAACGGTGATTTTTTTAAATGATACATATCAAAATAATCTTTTGCCTTTTCTTCTAAAACTGAACAAGCAAATGGTCTATACCATTCTCTATTCTTTACTGAGTTAACAATATCTTTTGCGTCTTTGTTTCTAGCGTCAAAAAGAATAGAACGATTACCTAATGCTCTAGGACCACCCTCAGCTAAACCATTAAACACAGCTACAATCTTTTGTTCAGATAAAAGTTTGGCAATATCTTTATTAGTAATATCTGTGCCCACATCTTTTAATGTTTCTTTTTTATGGTGAAAAAATGTATGCTCTAATGGTAATACATGATTCATACCTGTAACTAATCTGTAATGATACATTGCACCACCTATACTATTACCACTATCATCAGCTAAAGGTTCAAAATAAAATTCTACGTCTGGCATTTCTTTTGTTAGATAGCCATTTGTAACAACATTTAAACCATAGCCACCTGTTATACAAACTTTTTTAATTTGTGTAAAATCTACAAAATCTCTTATTACTTCTTTTATATTCTCTTGTGTTTGTTTCTGTACTTGATAGGCATAATCAGCATAAAATTGAAAGTTATCTTTTGTTACTTCTTTAGTTTCTTTATCTTTATATGGTTTATAATAAGTATGTTTTTCTTCATCATCTTTATGGCCAAATAAATTTACACTTGGTATTAAATCAGAATTGTAAAACTCCTGAAACTCATTATTTGGTTTTCCATAAGCAGATAGACCCATTGTTTTTCCGTTTTCTAAACCATGTTGACCAATTAAAGTTGTAGCACTTTCATATATTTTTGTTGTACCTACATTTGATAATTGTATTGATATTGATCCTTCAGTATGAACGTCCTCATGCTGGTCAGCTGTATCAGTTCGCCAATAAGTCTTAAATAAAGGATCAAATATATCAGGACCTTTACAATGAAAAATTGTTTCAGCTTCTCTTCTACCATTAATTTCTGAACCTTGTCTATCTATAACAAATGTTAAACATTCATCAAAGCCACTATTAAAGTA